TGCGTAATGTGCCATAATGTTCTCCTTATATATTATTTATTAAAATTTGTAAAACCATTAATTTTGGAATTTATACCTAATTATTACTATTCCTGAACCACCTGTTCCTGCAGTTCCTGAATCTCCTACACCTTCTCCTCCACCACCGCCACCTCTATTAGTTGTTCCATTTGATCCATGTGTTCCACCTGTCCCACAAGGAGAGGCAGTGCTTCCTATTGAACCACTATTTGAACTTCCTCCTCCACCACCTGCGTACGCTATTGCAGATGCATTAATTGAAGTTGTTGCACCTGTTCCTCCTGGAGCGATAGAACCACAACTAGGTGTTGTACCGGCAGTAGTAGCACCCCCTCCACCAGCTGAACGTTGTCCACTAGGATTACTACCGTTACCGCCATCATTTCCTTGCGGTGGACTAACTGGGGGCGTATTTCCTGATCCACCAGCATTACTACATTGAGCTCTGCCACCACCACCAGAACCTCCATCGGCTCCAGTCTTTACTCCTGATCCACCAGAACCTCCGCCACCGCCTCCTGCTGATGTAATCGTTGAAAAAGTTGATGGTGAACCTGAAGTTCCTCTAACTGCAGAAGAGGCACCGCCTGCACCACCACCACCTACTGTTATAGGATAAGTAGCGGCTGGCACGGATAAACCAGTTCCAGCGTCTAAGGGACTATCGGTATATGGATCAGATGAACATTTACCCTCACGAAGACCTCCAGCGCCTCCACCACCTCCAGCATCTCTTCCTCCGCCAGCTCCTCCTGCAACTACTAAATAAGAAACTTTATTCGAACCACAAGCGTTTCCTGCACAAGATACAACAAAATTATCAGAAGAAGTAAAGGTATGTATTTTAAAATCACCTGATGTTGTTACTGTGCCTCCTGAAGCTGTAACATATTTAGATGTATCCAACACTGGTGCTGTTTCATTTGCACTTGTAGCGGTTACCCAGCCTTGACTTGATCCTGAATAAACTATTCTAACTCCAACTCTATCTGTCGATAATTCTGCACAAGTGCATGATCCTTTAATTTTAGAACCACCTCTACCTAATGTAATATTATTAGATGATGCGTTTCCTGTTGCATCAATTACAACAATTTGATCACCTACGTTTGGACTAGAAGGTAATGTGACTGTAACCGCTGAACCTGTATTTATAAAATATCCTCTTTCAGCTGAAGCAGTGAAAGGAGAGGTTTTTAATGATGAACAATAATCTACACCACCTATATTAGATAAAGTTGCAGCAGATGCATCTAAAGTTGCTCCTGAAGGAATAACAACAGTTTTACCTGATTCTCCTAAAGCTATTGACGATCCCGTTGCTGGGAGTATTTTGTCTACTTTTAATTCAGCCATTATTGAAACTTATATCTTATTATAACTATACCTGAACCCCCATTACCACCAGCGTAATCACCTGATGTTCCACCACCTCTACCACCACCGCCACCACCACCGCCTGTGTTTGTGACTCCGGGTTGACCTGCACCTGCAGCAGAAGCTGGTCCTGGACCTGCATCTCCTCCGCCACCAATACCACCATCTGCCATACAACCATTTTCTGCAGCACCTCCACCACCTCCAGAAAAATATCTACCTGTAGCTGGACCTGGTTCTCCATAACTTGGTGCTGCTGGTGTAGGAATAATATTTGTTACGGAACCTATTCCTCCGCCTCCTGCTACCACAGGACAACCTGGAGCACCTCCATTTACACCTACTGCACCTGCTCCGCCACCACCTCCAGGTCCTGTACTTGAATTTCCATTACCACCATTATTACCTTGAGGTGGACTTACTGGTGGAGTGTTACCTGTACCGCCAGCATAAGGTGAACTTACCTCTGAACCTCCACCTGCACCTGAACCTCCGTCACCACCTGATCCGCATGTTGTACCTAAACCACCACCTGCTGATGTTATAGTTGAGAAAATAGAATTTGAACCAGCAGAACCAGTGCCTGGATAATTACCAGTGCCTCCTCCGCCAACTGTTATTGGGTAAGTTTGTGCTGAAACAGGTAAACCCGCTGGAGCTACTAAAGGTGAAGCTGTGTAAGGAGTACAAGGAGTTTTACCTTCTCTAAAACCTCCAGCACCTCCACCTGATCCATGGTTGGATCCACCACCACCTCCGCCACCTGCTACAACAAAATAGGATACAGTGTCGGATCCTGATGGATTTCCACCACATGACACAACAAAATTTGAAGAAGATGTAAAAATATGTGTTTTAAAATTACCATCAGTTAAAACAGCATCACCTCCAGTAGCTGTAACAAATAGTTGTTGACTTGCTGTTGCGTCATTAGCAGCTGTTGCCGTGACCCAACCTTGTGATGAACCTGAATAAACTATTCTTAATCCACCTCTATTTTGATTTATTTTTGCATCATTACATAAACCTTTTATCTTACTACCATTTCTTGCAAGTGTAATATTATTTGTTGCAGCTTGACCTGTTGAATCAACAACAATTAATTCATCACCTACTGAAGGTGATGCAGGTAAAGTTACCGTAACTTCTGAACCTGTGTTAATGAAAAAACCTTTACTAGCTGTAGCTGTAAAAGGAGATGTTTTAACTGTTGAACAAAAAGATAAACCAAAACCTGTAGCTGTCCCACAGTTTTGTAGTGTAGCTCCTGCTGGAATAGTTAGGGTGTCGCCTGATTCTCCTAGTTGAAGTGAGTTACATGTTCTAGGAGTTATTTTGTTTACTTTAACTGTACTCATAATTCATTAATTTTGAAACTTATATCTTATAACTACTATACCACTTCCACCATTTTGACCATTTCCGTTTGTAGTTGCTCTATTTGCTCCACCACCTCCTCCTGTGTTAGTAGCTCCAGCAACTCCTGATGGACTTCCAGAATTTCCACCACCACCTACTCCTCCAGCACCTGCTGTTGGCATGGAGCAGGCTAAGCCTCCACCGCCACCACCTGCATAATATCTATAAGAACCACATGGATCACCATTACTACCAAAAGCAGTAGGTAATCCTGCACCTGCTCCACCAACACCAGAAGTTGAACCTAAAGAAGCATTTCCTCCTGCCGCTGTAGCACCACCACCTGCTCCACCACCTTTATCTGCTGATGGTGATCCATCTGCTCCTAAACCACCATTAGTTCCTTGAGCTGGAGTTACTGGTGGTGTGTTACCTGCTCCTACTGGAAAAGATGATGGCTCACCTGTATTACCACCACCTGAGCCTCCTGGTCCTCCACTAAAGTGAAGTGGATAAACTGGTGATCCACCAGCTGTATAATATTGACCACCACCTCCTCCTCCTGTTGAGGTAATTGAGCTAAAAACTGAGTTACTTCCTTTTTTGGTACTTACAGCCTGGCAAAGTGCTGTTGCTGTTCCTCCTGCACCAACAGTTATAGGATATGTTCCACCAGATACTGAAAGGTTAGCTGGTCCTGCTAAAGGTTTTGCTGGATAAGTTAATGGTGCTATTGATGGAGATGCAAACCTAAAACCGCCAGCTCCTCCACCACCTCCTACTCCTGTTGGTGCATTATCTGCTCCACTAGCACCGCCACCAGCTACAACTAAATATTCTACTGAATTTGAACCTGATGGATGTCCACCATTAGTTACAACAAAATTATCAGAAGAAGTAAATGTATGAATTTTAAAGTCACCGCAAGTTGTTACTGTTCCACCAGTAGCTGCAACATAAGCAGAACCTTGAACTGTATCGTCTGTTTGAACATTTAACCATCCTTGTGTGCCATCAACGTAAACTAATGTTATAGAATCACCTTCTGTGCTTAATGTTGCATCAAAACATGCACCACCAATTTTAGATGAATTTCTACCTACTGTTAAATTGTTAGTGTCAAAAGTTCCTGCATAATCTTTAATAGAAACTATATCACCAGCACTAGGACTTGCAGGTAAAGTTACAGTAATTTCACCGCTAGTCGTATTAACAAAATATCCTTTACCACTTTCTGAAGTAAAAGGTGAAGTCTTAGCAGTCGTACACCAGTCAACTGTTCCTGTTCTACCAAAACCTGTTTGTGTAGCACCACAAGCTAAAGTTACTGCTGTGCCTGGTCCACCTAATGTAAGTGTGCTTCCGTCTGATTTTTCTATTTTATTTACTTTAATTGTACTTGTCATAATTATTGAAATTTATATCTTATAAATACTATACCAGAACCACCATTACCACCAGCAGCTGCGGATGGACTACCTGGGCCACCGCCACCGCCACCTCCTGTGTTAGCTGTTCCAGGATTTGTTCCTGAACCGTTACCACCACCACCTGTTCCTCCAGAAGTTGAACCATTATTATATTGTTGTCCGCCTCCACCACCAGCTCTTGCGGTTGGTGTGTTATCTATTGCACTTGTTACTCCAGCACCACCTGCTCCACCACCACTAGGTGTTCCATTTGCTCCAACAGCTCCAGCTCCACCACCGCCTCCTGCTGAATACAAAGGTGCACTAAAAGGTGTTTGTGTTGTTCCACCATCATTTCCTTGAGGGGGACTTACTGGAGGAGTATTACCTGTTCCTCCTGGTGAAGGTGAAGGACCTGATCCGCCACCGCCTGATCCACCTGGTAATCCTTGTTTAGAAGAACCTGAATCTGCTCCACCTCCTCCGCCTCCTGCAGAGGTTATTGTACTAAAAACTGAATTACTACCTGTTGTTCCAGTTATACCTGGTGCTGATGATCCTGTCCCACCAGCTCCTCCAGCACCTACTGTAATAGTATATGGTCCTGGAGATAAAGTTAAAGATTGTGCAGCTGCTAATGGAGATGCTGACCAACAACCTGAAACTGATACACATTTTGATTCTCTATATCCTCCTGCTCCACCTCCGCCAAGGTGAGACGCTGGTCCACTTGAACCACCACCTCCGCCTCCACCAGCTACTACAAGAAAATCTACTTTGCCTTTTGGACCACCGCCTGATGAAACACAAAATGTTCCTGTGCTTGTAAATTTATGAACTTTAAAATTTGTATCAACTGTACATCCTCCTGCAGTGGGTTGATTACCACCAGTCGCTGATATAAATGCTCCACCAGTAACATCTGAAGTTGAATCGTGAATATCCTGCCAACCTTTAGTACCATCTACATAAATTAAAGTTACTGATTGTGATTCTGTACTTAAAGTTGCACAAAGACATTGACCATTAATTTTTGATCCATTTCTAGCGACTGTAACATTGTTATCATCCCAAGTATTAGCATAGTCTTTGAAAGCTACTATATCACCAGCGGAAGGTGAACTAGGTAGTGTTACTGTGATACCTCCACTAGTTGTATTTATAAAATATCCATTCCCTGAAACAACTGTTAGAGGACCTGTTTTTGCAGTTGTGCACCAATTAACAGTTCCAGTACGACCAAAGCCTGTCTGTGATGCACCACTAGCTAAAGCTACAGTTCCACCACATCTACCTAAAGTTACAGTGGTTGCATCGGCTACTACTGTTTTACCTGATCCTCCACCAACTGTTAATGTAGTTCCTGATTGTTCTGATATTTGATTTACTTCTACTTTACTCATTAAACTATTACCACCGTTCCTGTTACTGTTACTGTACCTGGTAAAGTAATAGGTCCTGCAAGAACTGCATTCTCTACTGTTTGAGTCCCATCAATCGTTGCCGCTTGATTAGGTATAAATTCATTTGGGCTATACTGCCCTCCAATATATTGGATTCCATTTATTACTGCCGTCATTGTTCCTCCTACGAACTAATTGTATCGATGTACGAAAGAACCACGTCTAAACTACTAGCTGTATCAGA